AGCGTATTCGAGAAGATACGTAAGAGTCGGCTAGGGGAAGAAGGCCCGATCATCGCCGAGGGCATACAAGCCCGCGACCCCAAAAAGGTAATGAGTATTCTGCGTCGCCTGATGAGGCGCGGTTGGAACGGTATGCCTGATTCAGTGGTTGAAGCGATAGTAGCTCAACCTACCTTTACGTTTCTTGCAGACTGGTCAGGGATCAACGCCATTAAGGACGCCGCTCTGCTAGTGCAGGAGATGAACGGGTACTCGCAGGAGTTACTTGCAGAGGCTCACGAGGTATACAAAGAAATAGCAAAAGAACTTAACCCGCTGCTCTTCAAACGCGAAGCGTACAGGAAAAAGTTTGAGGACATGGTGCTCGCCTCTACTCTTGCTAGGTACGACCCATCAGACCCTGCTTCTACTCCGCTAGAAGGTAGAAATTCCGTACAAGTAGAAGACGCACGTAAGATTGATGCTATGTACAAGTCGATTGGCCCTAAAGGTCAAGAGATGTATAAGAACCTTAAAGAGCACTATGAAAAGATGGTGCAACTTTACTCCGACTTACTTGATGCGCAGATCAATCAAATACCGGGGATGTCGTCTGAGGCCAAGGCTAACCTCATTACTTTGCTGCGTAAGACCTTTGAAGCTGAGTCCCGTATCCGCCCATTTTTCCCGTTAGTGCGTTACGGGGATTACTTCATGCGCGTACAAGAGATGAAAGGTACGGAGCTTCTTCCTCAGTTCTATATGTTCGAGAGCAAGAATGACTTGCTGGATGCCCAGCAGCGCATGGTAGAAGATAACCCCAATGCCATTATTGAGATAGATAAAGGGGTATCTCAGTTACGTTTGAAGTCGTATAAAGCCAGTGGTATGTTGACCAGCATGTTTGATGCGATTGACGCAATCGACTTCGGCGCAGAACAAAACGTAGGCGCAGTTAAGGACTCGTTGAAAGATGCTGTTTATCAGTTCTACCTTACAACGATGCCCGAGCAATCATTCCGCAGTCAATTCATTCACCGTAAGGATATTACTGGTTTCAGCCCCGACCTATTGCGCAATATAGCTACTTCTGCATCCAGATCATCAATGCAGTTGGCTAAACTGAAGTACGCCCCCATGCTGCGGAACTCTCTTTCTGGGGCACGGGATGCTATAAAGGGCCGCATCCATATGGTTCCGTTTGTAGCGGAAGCCGAGAAGCGTGTGAACATGGCTCTGGCAGGTGACAGCAACGATAAGCTGGATGTTCTTGCGGGTCTGGCGAACAAAATTTCATACTACTGGATGCTTACAGGCGCAGCCTCGGCGATTATTCAGCCCGTGCAGATTGCCCTTACCGGACTCCCAACTCTTGCAGGTAACTACAACAACATTACTGGAGCGATTAAGGAACTATCCAAGATGTTTGTACCTATTGGTAAACACAGCCAAATTGGTATGACTAAGGTTGATAGGAAAGGCAATGTATCGCTGGGCATCCCAAGCATAGCCAACAACCCAAGCTTTAACTCACGTGAAAAAGATGCTATTAAGCAGATGATTGCACGTGGGGTAACTCAGTCTACGCAAGCTACTTTGTTGTATGGGCATAAAGATATAAGAATCAATAGTTCTTCTACTTCTCTGGGTAAATTGGGGAATCTCGGCAAAGAAGCGCACACATTGGCTACTAGCAGCTTGATACACAATCTAGAGCGCCTAAGCCGAGAACTTCTATACGCTCCTGCGTATCGGCTAGGGTATTCAGAGGGGCTCAAGAAAAAGATGACTCCCCAAGAAGCCCATGAGTACGCTATAAACAAAGCTGTAGTTAGCGTTAACGAAGCCCTCGGCAATTACGACATGGGTAATCGCCCACGTTGGACCCAGAAGGGGGTTGGGAGAGTGGCGTTTCAGTTCAAGATGTTCCCACTCCACACCACTCTGTTCCTGCTCACTAACTTTGTTAGGATGATGCCGTTTCTTAACGCAGAGGGCAAAAAAGCCGCAGCAACTAAGTTCATGGGCACATACCTCACAGTTGGCGTCCTCGCTGGCTACGCAAATATCCCATTCTTCAGCAGTACTGCGGGTGTCTTGCTTGGCATGGCTGCTGCTGCGCTCAAGAAAGCGGAGGAAGAAGATGACGACCCGCAAGAGCTTAAAGACTTGGACCCCGTGTTCTGGTTCCGAGAAGTGTACGTACCCCAAATAGCGGGAGAGGTATCTATCAGTGGTGTACCTATATCTCAGATTCTAGAAGATGGGGTAATTGACTACATTACTGGTAAATCCGTTAGCTCCCGTATTGGCATGAATGATATGTGGGGGCGTGATACGCGAGAAGCCAAGACTGGCAGAGAAGCCATGAAAAACTTTATGTCGGAACATAGCCCGCCTATTCTTGGCGCAGTTGCCATTGGTATGGATACGTATGATTCCTACCTAGAAGGAGACTATGGAGCGATGGTAAAAGGGCTACCCGCCTATATGCGAAACCCTGCTCAAGCCTACCAAGAAGCACAAACAGGGGTTAGGGGGGCGAAAGATAAAGTCATCATTCGCCCAGAAGATGTGGATACGGGGACTACTATTGCGAGAAGTATAGGTTTCCAAACATCCTCAGCGGCTAAGAGTAAAGCTACAGGCAATAAAGCGCAATCCGCTATTGTGGAAGTTGACAATAAAGAAAATCTACTCAAGGCTAGGCTCAAGGTCCAAGCACGTAAGCTTTCCCCAGAAGGTTGGGCTAGGTTTTCTGAGATATGCCAAGAAGAAGTTCCGATGTTCAACCATGCGTTCCCCGAGCGTGAACTAACCCCCAAGGCTATTTACGACATGACGATAGCCGACTTGCAGAGCAGGGAGGAAGCTCAACTTGGTGTTGACCTAGCCGCCTACGAGAAGAACTACCGCATAGTAGGTGACGTAATCAACAATATGAACGCCCGACTGTACAGAGAGAACAAAGCCAGACAAGCGGCTAAGGAAAAGTAGGCGAAAAAAAGCCCCGCTCTAGGGCGGGGCTTAACTGAACAAAGGAGGGTTCTACTCTAGCCTAGACTCTCCAGACTCGCAAGCCCTTGATGCCCTCTTCCACCACAACTCTGGTGACTATGGACATCTTCAGGCGCTTCATGGTCTTGGCTAGGGACTTCCTAGCCTCCTCATGGTCTATGCAGGGTACGAAGAACGAGTACCCTCTCCTGAACTTAGACCAATCAATCTGATACGAGACTGTCTCGACCTTCATCTATACCAATCATAGAATCCACTTGGATGAAGTCTGACGTAGACCCATCAAACCACAGCGCACGGGTTGACGGCGAATTGACCTTCATACCCGCAGCCATACGTTTGTTCTCAGCTTTCTGGTAGACCCCAAGAGCTTTCAAGTCATTCAGCAGCTTGCTGTAGTTTGTCTGCTGTTCTACGCAGTAAGTCTTGAACTGCTTCGCTGCTATGTAGAGCATCTTGGTATCTGGTTCGTAGCGAATCAATAGCTCCCCCCGTGGCTCTAGCGTCGGCAGGGCGTTCATCCCACTTCTTGTGTCCACATTGCCGCTGACAACGAGAGCGTTGTTGATGTGTTCGTTGATGAACTCGCCAAGGGTGGCTATTGGGTTGGACTGTGGAGGCTTAACTTCATTGCGGATGCCCTTAATCATAGTTAGTGCCCATGCGTACACAGCCTTCATGTCGAAGTTAATTAGCCCCAAGCCCTTGGCTATGAGCCCCCCAGTAATGTTGGAAGCCACGGAAGCAGACCAGAACCGCTCACGAGAAGTAAGTTGAAGGTCCCGGTCAATCCTAGCCTGTACCTTAGCAAGCAACTGCTTTGCCTCTTCCAGATTGTTTACTAGCCATTGGATATAGATGGCTCCTGCGTGACCGTAGTTCTCGTTCAGTTGATGGTCAAACATCTCTTTACCGTGCGCCACACTGATGATGTCGCTAGGCTCAATCCTGTACTCGATCAACCGAACAGACTCGCCATCGGGGGAACTCTTTACTGAGCCGAGTTTCTCGTAGAAGCTGGCGTTGGCTGAGCACAGGCTCATGTTCTGCCACGTTGTGTTGTTGATCCGCATTTGGTTCACAGACCCCCGCATACGGTTCTTGCCACGCCCTTGAGTGACTGCGTAGGCCATATCCGAAAACTCCATCCCCTTCATGTTAGTGATTTCGTCAATGGTGTTGGGCATGTTATTAAGTACACCCAACTGCTGTATCTTGGCGTTCAATGTATCTGCTGCGGTAGCCATTAGCTTGGCTGGTACACCGTAGACACTGTTGCACATACGCAGAACTGTGGACTTACCAGAACCAGCGAATTCATAGATAAGGTTGATGATCGCACCATCTAATCCCGTGAACTTAAATATCGGTGAACCAAAGGAGGTAAGCGCACCGAAAGCTTGGGCCTCCATCCCCGGCAACCCATACAGGTCGTAGACTTCCCTCCACTTCTCCATGCTCCCCTTAGCATGAATATGCTGTACGAAAGGCTCGGTGGCTGAAGTGGGCGGGCTGTAGAAAATGCCATCCTTGGTGATCTCTTTGTCACCCATGATGAACTTACTGTCATTGTCAATCCAACCAAATTGTGTTCTCATAGTGTCGGCTTTCTTCTCATACTGTAGATTCTTGATGCACATAACGACGAACGAAGATAGTGATTCGTACTGCTTCGGGTGTGCTACTACACCCTGCTGCGCTAGCATCTTTCGGAGTTCATCCTTGGAAGAAATCACAGCGGTAGAGATAGCGAATTCTTTAATCCCATCATGGGGCAAGTGCAGCCTGAACAGCGCAACCTCACCCATCTCAGGGTCCCTCATCCGTTTGACCACATACAGGTCATGTTCGTATACGAGTTTGGGGCCATCTTCTTCATCGGGTCCCGGCTTTATGTAGATGCCGCCGTTCTTACCCCTGAAGTACGGGAATGGGTACTCGGGTATGGTTACTTTCTGAGAGCCCTCCTCAGTCTCTACCTCTACTTCGTTATCTTCTTCTGTAGCCTCGGCAATCTCCACGCCAAGCACAATCGGTGACTTGATGCTGCCCTTATGTGTGCAGCCGTCGCAGCCTGTCGGATTCTGCTTCTCGAACGTAGCGCAATGATGTGGGCCACCCTTCGCTACTAGGTGCGCTATCTTCCCGTCTACCTCTGCTGGGTTGTACTCGGGATGCTGGTTGGACATCTTGTGAGATGCCGTGTCCTTGTCTACGCAAAAGGCGGTTATTGATAGTGCGGATCGCCAGAGCGGTTCCTCTATAGATGCTTGGTTCTCGTAGCAGTGCAGTAGTTGATTGCAGCCGACTCCGTTAGCCGTCTTGAGCATGATGGTCTTGAAGCGTTTGATCTTGTTGGCAAGCAACGCTTCCATCATCGGGCTAACTGCTGGGATGAAGGCTGGTCTTTCCTCTACTGGCTTAGGTGGTTCTGATGAGAGGATGCCTTGAACCTGCGCATAACTCATGCGCACAGTCTCCTCGTTCAGAACTACTACTTCTTTTGTTTCTCCGTTTTTGAAGTTAAACGTACCCGGAATACGTAGTACACGCGATGGTTCAAATACTGACGCATCAACAATCAGTTGGTGCTCGTTGCACAATTCTCGGAGCCGCTCGGCAAGAGGCTTCCATTGCCACTGCTCAATCGTGCTGTCGAGTAGCCAGTAAGCGTGTATCCCGTAACCGGAACTTACTAAGATGGGTCGCGGTAGACCTACCGCTTTGCAAAACTTCTGAAGCTCGGCTAATCCAGTGGATTGGTCGATGTAGCCCTTGACTCTACCCTTCTCGTCTGGTTCAGCCTTGCTAGGGCCACAGTCGATGTCCACCCATAGGGCTCGGAAGTAGATAGCATTTTTGTGTTCTCTGTTATTGAGAGGTCCGTACTTAGCGCATCCAAAGTACGCATCGAACTTCGCCTTAACGAAACGCTGGGCTAGCTTGGCAACCTCTTCTCTAGTTTCTACAAAGTGCTGATCTGCGTATCGACCTAACCCCAGTGCGCAGAACCGTCCCTCGGGGGGCAGTACGGCGTCGAGTAGATCGAATGTGGACATATTATTTGCGTTTCTTGTGGCACTCTATGAATTGCTTGATGCGGTCATGGTGTGGTGGAGCGGGGGTATTTATCCCCCAAAACCAGTTGTAGATCGTCATTCGGCTTACCCCCAGTTCGAGGGCAATCTGTTTGACGGAAACACCGCTATCAATGCACGTTCTGCCCAAGGCTACGCCCAGAGACTCAGCATCCGCTTGTCTATTAGCTTCAACTAAGTTCTGGCTGTAACCGTAGCTCATGTTATTCCTCGTCCGTCCACGCCTTAACTACCGAGTCAAGAGCGACCTTGGGAGTAGGTGTGGGGGTTTCAGTCTTCTTGACTTCGCGCTTCTTGGGTGCAACTTCCACGGCATCCTCGACATCAACCGTAGGCGCTGAAAGAGCAGGGGCAGCGGCTGAAGATTGGCTCCTGCCCGTATCGGCCTGATACGGAGTCATCATCACCATCTTCTTCGTCTCGGGCAGAGCAGAGTGCTTGCTGGTGATAGTGTGTTCAGCCTTGTTGATGAACCTAGTGGCAGTGAACATCACCGACTGGTTGTCGTTGTCCTCGTTGAAGCTGATCTCCGTAACCACGTAGTCCAAGCTCTTGCCGTTGTTGGCAAGGTACTTCGAGTAGTTCTCGAACTTGTGCGTCTTGTCGGAAGGGCTGTCGCCGAACAAAGACTTTGAGGCCAGATTCATCTGGTACACATCGTTCTCCAGTGCGGAGTTGAAGTTCTCCTCCAGCATCACAGCCAGTCGGCGCGAGTAGCGGCAAGCCTTGGAGTTCGCCATGCCCGAACCCTTGATGTTCTGTTGGCAAGTGTCGCAACGATCCGACTGCGGATTGGCAGCACCAGCGTCAGGCGCATTACCATCGTTCGAGAAGCAATCTGGCGAAGTCGGCTCGGCGTCGGGAGTCCACTGCTTAGCGTAGAAGATACGACCAACCTTAGGCGAGGCGTTAACGATAACCACGTTGATGCTGCCCTTGACCTTGCCCATCTCTTCGCCACCGACCATCTTGCGGAAGATGCCGTTCTTGGGGACGATACGCTTGACCCCGCCCTTACCAGCAATCTGCTTGGTCAGTTCGCTGATGCCAGCGTTCTGCAGGAAGTCGGGGAGGTCTTGATTCAAAATAGTGAGGTTGCTCATTTTCAGTTTCCTTTTGCGCGTCTAACAACAATGGTGTACGAGTTTTCTACGTTCATCCCCATCGGGAATGAATCTGGATTCTCAGAGAGGAACTCCTTCATATTGGTTTGATGAAGTCTCTTCTCCAACAGGCCGAACGCATCATGCTCACGGATGAACTGATACATCGAATCCCAGTCGCCCGTCCAGTACTTAGACTTGATCGAGCGAATGACTGTGCCATGTTGTGTGCGGATGCTGTCGGCGTTTAACTGCTTGCACGTGTCAAGCATCGCCCCTTCTAGAACATCCATCTGTGCGTCCATCTCGGCGCACTCTGCCTTGTACTTGCCTGTCAGCATGTCCTTGGCGTCTCTTATCTTGATGTAAGCCTCGGCCAGCTTGTCTACAGACACAGATGGCTCTGCCTGAACTTCTTCGTTCATCCTAATCTCCTAACTTTGTTACGGGAGGTCTATCTTAGCAAGACTCTTTACATTGTCAAGCGATTTCTACGGGCTCGTCAGAAATTTCTTGGCGGTAAAGGTCGATCACACGCTGGTGGTTGTCTACGTTGTTACGTAGAAGGGCGTACATCTTGGCCTCGACTGAGGAGCCCGAGATATGCACGATGGTCATGTTGTTGACCTGACCGGGGCGGTCAATACGTGCGTTGGCTTGAAGGTACGTTTCCACACTAGAGCAGGGAGCGTACCAAATGATTGTGTTCGCTGCCGTCAGTGTTAGCCCGTGGGAGGCTGCTTGCGGTTGGATGATGAGCACCCGTGGGAACTCGTTCTCTTGGAACATCTTCACGATCTCAGATCGCTTGTTGACCGATACCGAACCGTTGATGACCTCACAACTGATGTTGTTCTTGGCTAAGTGGTTCTTCAGTAGTTCTATGGTGTGCGTGAACGGAACGAACACAAGCACCTTGTGGCTTGCTTCCTCAATCACTTCCTGTACTACGTTAAGCCTGTTGCTTACGTCGAACTCGATGACGCTCTTGTTGTCGGTGTAGACCGCACCGCTGGAAATCTGCAGTAGTTTGTTGATCTTCACCGCAGCGTTGACGGCAGAGATTTCTTCCCCAGCCGCCTCGAACCACATTTCCTTCTTGAGCGTCTTGTAGTACGCATACTGCTGTGAAGTGAGCGGTGCATCCCGATCCACGTGGATAACTGGAGGGAGGTCTAAGCACTGGGCCTTCTCAAACCTGATCGCGGGCTGCAGAATCTTGTGGACTATGTGCTTCGCTTCGGGTCTGGGGATGTACCGATAGTCGCTCACCTTGAACATCACGGTGTCGCGGAACTGCCCCAAGAACGGGGCAACTGACTTAGGGTTAACCAACTTGGCTAACCCATATGCGTCTACGGGGGACTGGGCAGCGGGAGTACCCGTCAACATCCACAGCCCCTTGACCACCTTCATAATGTCACGAAGGGTCTTCCATCTAGTTGTCTGTGCGTTCTTATATGCTGATGCTTCATCTACTACGACAAGATCGAACCCGCCAGCCATGATCTCTTCCTTCACGATGCCCACACCATCGAAATTGATGATGACGAACTCTGCACCGGAGTCGATGATCTCTTTACGCTTCTTAGCCGAACCATAAGCAACCGCAAC